ATGCCTGCGATGTCGGTCAGAGTAGGCTCAGCCATCTTCTGTTCGTCCTTTTTCTCTTCGGGCATTTCGGCCAGTGCGGCCTTTGCTTCGATGGGAGCAGGAGCGGTTTCGACGATAGGAGCGGATGCAGGTGCGGCTTCTACGGTCGGCTCGCTCAGCTCCTTTTTAACTTCGACGGGTGCTTCGTTCATTTGAAGTTTTTGCATGTCAACTGCGCAGAAGGCACTGAACATGCCAGCCGGGTTAGCTGCAGGCTCAGAAACGATTGAGCAGTCATAGATCTCAGTCACCCGGGCAAATCGTTCCGCACCCATGATCTCCGGCACACCGCTAAAGGTAAGGGATATGCCAAAGCCTTCGGGCAGTACTTGGGCCAGCTGCTCGACAAACTGCGCCTCATTAGTGTTAAAGAGGTTTAGATCGCCAAGCAGGCGGTCGCCTTTGATTAAAAAATTATCGATGTAACCAAGGATGCCGGTGACGGGTGCCCCGTGGCCCATGGTCACTTTGATCCGCTTCATGCTTTGCGCCACTTTGAGCGCTTGCTTGAGGGAGGTTTGGTCGATCGTTAGGTTGTGGCCCCTAGCCTCTCCAACCGTTAAAATAGAAACGCCGTTTAATTTGTTGGCCATGCTGGCCAACAGGTGTCAAATCAGTTTCGGCTGAATACGGGACTAGGAAAGATGGGCGGGGTTTGGACGGGTTGGCCTGGCTCGGGAGGGGTGTGCATGTCTTGGATAGCCATGTTAATGGAAGCGGCAAGGTGTTCGGCCTGTTCCATTTTTTGCATAAAAAGCATTTGGTTATTAAGGCCACCAAACTTTAACTCAACGTAAGGACGGGAAGAGCTTTTAATCGTTTTCCATAAGATTGCAGCCGATCCCAAAAAAATAGTCCCACCAACAATGGGTGAATCTGTCGTAATGCAACTAATACCAAACAGAAGACCGAACACAGATAAAATAGTCCACATTAAGGAAACAAGTTGACCGCTCTTATCCTTGCCGTGAGCAATGCCCACAATACTGGCTAAGTTGTACGTTTGGTTAAATGGAGCACCGACCGAAATTATCCTGCCGCTTACACTAATCGTGCCGTCATCATAGTAGACCGTGGCCGAATCTGGCGAATTGCTACCCACGCCCTAATCGTATGGGCGGCTAGTGTGCGTACAACTACTTTTTACGATTAGTTTTTGGCTTCTTGTCTTTTAACCCGACGGCCTTGGCCACCATATCCAGCTCTTTTGCAGAAAGGTTAAAATCTGGATCGTCCTTCATGGTGAAGGATTCTGATAAAACCTGGTTAATACTCTTAATGCTTTCTTGGATTTTGGCCGACAACTCCGTACTTGGCTCAGCGTTGGGATCTTTGACTTCCTCGGTCGCCTCTTCGTCTACCGCCGGTGCTTCGTCGACTGGCTGTACGGGTGCGGCTTCGTCTACCTCGGGGGCAACCGTGCCAAGGCTAGCAATAAACTCTTTTTCTTTTGCGATCTGTCGGGTCTGCTCTTCCCAGTCTAGGCCAAGTTCTCCGAAGTAGCTTTGGAGGCTGGATAGCCCTGCCTTATAGTTCTCTCTTTCTTGCTGTGCCTCTCTCCCGGCGTCCACCGTCAAAGACTTAGGCGTCTGCCATGTAACCTTGGCGTAGTCCTCATCAGCCGGCAGATCACCGTTAGCGATCGCTGTCCCAATAAAGTAGCGCCATGCGCGATTACAGAATCGGTCGATGAGTAGCCGTTGCCGTTGCTCAAATCTCCTCTGCGCTTTTGCCACCACGAACCGCATACCAGCTCCACCGACGCTTGCTGGGTCGTAAACAAATTCTACCGGCAAGCCCAAGCCCATCGCCACATCGCGAATCAGGAATTTTGCGAACGGCTCAAAGCTGCTGTTGGGTCTGGTCGGTGATACCATCTCAATCTTTTCGCCTGGGCCGAGCCGAGGGATGGTGGCAGAAGATGTGATCTCTTCCCTAGCTATGCTGGATTCGCCGGTGTCTAGGGATTGGATGTTGCCAAAGAATCCGCCAGTGTTAGCCAAGGCGTCGCCTTCGGCCGTTGTGATTACCGCAGCAATACTGCCCTGCAGTTTTAGTGCGTCCTTCTCAAACTCGCCCAACATTTTTAGATCGCGTACGTGATTGAGTGCGCGGGCTAGTGATGAGCCGCCACGGATCTGATCAGGCCGCTCGATCTCCATCAGGTGCATGATCGCCTCTGCTTGGATCTTGCGGTAATCGTCGCCCGTCTGAATTAGATAAGCGGTAGGCTCGCCGAGCTTGCCAAGGAACACGCCGTCGGCCGTGCCGTATTGGTCGGCCTCGCAAACTCTGTGCCCTTCCACCACCTGCAGTTTACCGTTCTCGGTCATGATGATAAACACGTCACCGTCCACGTCGATGGATCGGCTCAGAGCCATGAGTAGATCTGACCAAGTCATGCGGCCGGTCACTTCTGGATTAGGAGTTACTACGTCGCGCCAGTACTCCTCACATAATGCGCCAAACTCCGCATTCTTCCCGCGATACTGTGGCCGTAAACCCGGCCCGACTGAGTAGGTGGCAATCGAATCGACCGCCCCTTTAATCAGCCCGACGTTGCGGTACATGTGACGGGCCAGCTTAAGCAGCTCAACCCGCGTGCCTTCGTTTAGATCTGCTTTAGAATCGCGAGCGTGCGCCCCGTAAATTACTGGGCGTTTCCTAGAAAAGCCTGCGGCTTCGTAGGGTTGGAACGTGCTGATGCCAGCACCAAAGCCAGCCGAGAATGCCTTTACCCCAGCACCGAATCTGCGAACCAATGAAAGCGGTTTAGCCATATTAGCTGTCTAAGATTGAGCTGAAGTCTGCGTTGGTGCGGCTAACGCTGATGCCGCTTAAGAAATCGATCGCTGACTGGAAAAGCACCACACGCTCTGTCGGTTTCATATCGAGTTGGAAGCTGGCCGATTGGCCACCGGCCGATGATCCCACTAAGGCACGACCAGAGGCTGCGCCCGACATAGCTGCGTTGCGGTCGGCGGCGAGGTCGGTGATTGCGCTGGCCGTTACCCCGGATGCTTGTGCCAGATAATCCGTTGCGACAGCCCGCACGAGTCTGCGGGAAATAGCCATTACGCCTCTGCAGGTGTCAACGTTTCCGCCATTGAGGCTGTCGGCTTGATCACTTTGCCGTACACCGCGAAGCCAGCTAGGTATGTTTCGCAGTCATATAAATGATCCTGCCTAGACTTTATCCGTACCCACTCGTAGAGATCCCTGCCAGTTTTTCGGTTTATCCGATGCACCTTTTTGTGACTGCTCATGTGCTCTCTGTAATCAGGCGACACGTCATGCGCCACCTCCCACCTCGGCCCCTGCCCCCGGCGTAACCATGCCAGAAGATCTTGGCAGGCCGGCGAGCTGAGGAGCAGAAGCATACAGCCCGCGTCAGTCGGTTGCTCCGATGAGTGCACCGATTTTAACCTGCCCTTCGGGGTATCGATCCAGTAGTTGGGCCGCTCCTCGCCCTTCAATGCTTTGAATTTGTACCTTGCGCAAATTCGATAGGAATCCTGCGCCTCGTATCCGCTATCCATCGCCGTGTGTTGTGGCTGTACACCCAAAGCATTTAGGTGCTGCGCCACGTCCTCGATCGTCCTTGCCCTGCCCTCATCGATCAATCGGCTCTGGCCGTCTCTGGTAAATGCTCTTACTACATACCAGTAGCCGTCGATCTGTCGGTCTATGGCCGCCAGTTTTATATGTTCCACTTCCCATTCCTGTTTTTTGGCAAAGGCACCAGCGGGAATGTCGATAGATTTATCGTCGTCGAATTGATCTTCCCAAGGCATCGCGCTCCATCCGTTTACGAATCCCTGTAACCCATGCAGATAATGTTTCTGCGTTAAGAATTGTTTGGCGCAATCCGCAAAGGTAACGGTCGGCGAGTACCAGCTGGGCAGTCGCATGCTGCGCCGGCCGCGTTCTGCGTTTGGATTTGCTGCCACCCACTTGCCCTGCTCGATCGCCGTCCTGCGGTTTCCTTCGTTCCACGGCTCGTT